AGAGTGTAAAGATGAAATAGAAAAGGTATTGCAGAAATTCGGTTGTAGTATTTATCCAGTTTTACAAATGATTGATACGCAATATCAAGATGCTATGAAGAAAGAACTTGAAAAGCCAGCGGAAAAATTATGATACCCTACAAGCAAATAATCCAAGAGCAAGAAGAAGAAACTGATTTTGAAACTACTTTTCATACTGAGATAAAACAAGGAGAAACTTTGGAAGAAATAGTTGAAGATATAAATAAAAAATCAACAGAAATTAAATGGCAAAAATAAAATTTATAGATTGCCCTTGTGGTAATCAGATACAACAAATATGGCACGATGGAATTATTCGTCAGATAGAAAATCCTGAAACTCACGAACTGCAAGAATGGTATTATTGGCAATGCACCGAATGTGGAAAAAGTTTTAAGCAATTAAAACCAGAAAGTATTATTATAAAATGATTGAAGTTAATGTAGAATATAAAGAATTTATTGATATGCTTGAAACTTGGAAAAGAAAAGGCATTGAGATAGGCGACACATTTGAGTTGTCTTCAAAAGGTAAGACAATGGTAAAAATAAATATAGTTGAAAACAAAGATATTATAAAATAAATGGCAAGACCGATAGAATACAACAAGAGTATATTAAAAAAGGTTAAAAATTATATCAATAGTTGTGAAGATACGGATAAACAGATTGTTAAACAAGAAAATGCAGAAAAAGGCTATCAAATGTATGAAAACAAACTTGTTGTAAAGATTCCAACTATTGAAGGGTTAGCCTTATATTTGCATATTAGTAGGGATACAATTTATGATTGGGAAACAAAATACAAAGAGTTTTCCGACATTATTGGAGAGTTACGAGCAAAACAAGCAGACAGATTGATGAATAATGGTTTGTCGGGAGATTACAATTCTACAATAGCAAAAGTTTTATTAACAAAGCACGGATACAGAGATAGTCAAGAATTAACCGGTAAAGATGGGAAAGATTTATTGCCTCAACCTATTTTAGGCGGAATTACAAACAATGAAGTTCACAACAACGACAACATTAAACAAGATTCTGAACCTAAAAAAGAGGGTTAAAATAATTCAGGGTGGCACATCATCTGCAAAAACAATATCAATACTTTTAATTTTGATAGACATAGCACAAAGTCATAAAGACAAAACAATTTCAGTAGTTTCAGAATCGTTCCCACATTTACGCAGGGGTGCGATAAAAGATTTTCTGGAAATAATGGAAGGACACGGATATTATAAAGACGAATTGTGGAGTAAAACAGATTTTACTTATAGATTTGAAACCGGAAGCAAAATAGAGTTCTTTTCAGCAGATAGTCCGGACAAAGTTCGTGGGCCGAGAAGAGATATACTTTTTATAAACGAGGCAAATAATATAAGTTTTGATACATATACACAATTAGCAATTAGAACCGATGGCGATATATATTTAGACTATAATCCGGTCAGTGAGTTCTGGGTGAACACAGAGATATTAAACAAGCAAGATAACGATTACATAATTGTAACTTACAAAGATAACGAGGCATTATCAAAAACAATAGTTGACGAGATTGAAAGCAGAAAAGATAACAAGTATTTTTGGCAAGTATATGGTTTAGGATTATTGTCAGACCACGAAGGCAAAATCTATCGCGATTGGCAGATAATAGACGAAATACCGCACGAGGCGAAGTTAGAAAGATATGGAGTTGACTTTGGATATTCAAACGACCCGACAGCAATTATTGCTTTATATTATTACAACGGCGGCTATATAGTTGACGAGATTACTTATCAGAAGGGTTTATCCAACAAACAAATAGCCGATATACTTTTAAATAAAGAAAAGCAATTAGTTATAGCAGATTCAGCAGAGCCTAAAAGCATTGACGAGATTAACAGCTACGGCATTCCGATTAGCGGGGCAGAGAAAGGCAAAGACTCAGTATCACATTCAATTCAGATGGTTCAAGAGCAAAGGATTTCAATGACTTCAAGGTCATTAAATGTTATCCGAGAATACCGGAACTACTTGTGGCAGACAGATAAGCAAGGAAAGGTTCTAAATATACCGGAAGACCATTTTAAGCACAGTATGGACGCAATAGCTTACGCTTTAACATCACTACAACCGATTAAGCGAAGGTTAGAGAACGAAAAGATTATCAAGAATAGAGAGATGAAAGCCATACTTGCCCAATTTGATTTCAATAAGAAAAAGAAGTTTAATAGATAAAGTTGCCAAACTTATTCCAAGCACAGCAGATGAGTTTGAAACTTGAAATAAAAATGTTATAATAAAATATAAGCGGTGTGGTGTCCGACAATTAAACAAAACGGACAACAAGCGAGTATAGATATTACTCAGACCTAAACTTTATGCCCTACTTCACGGCAACATAAAGCAAGGTTGCAAAATCCCAACAGGTATTCCGCTTAAAATATAATTAACTTAGCACTTTCGTATTGCTCCTTTCTGCTAAGTTGGGAGCAACACAAAGGTAAAATGATATGCCAACAGGAGTTTATGTTAGAAGTGAGGAGTATTTAAAAAGGTTGAAAGCACAGGGTGCAAAGTATGGATTTAAAAAAGGAAATGAGTTTGGTAATAGATTTAAGGAAGGACAAAAGCCGTGGAATACTGGATTAAAGAATAGACCCAATATGGGTTTTCAGAAAGGGAACAAAATTAATTTAGGTAGAGAAAGGTTAGATATTAAGGGAGATAAAAATAATAAATGGAAAGGAGAGGATACGAGCATAACGGCTAAACACAGATGGATTGTAAAAAATTATGGTAATCCGCCTTGCTGTGAGGATTGTGGGGAAGAAGGATATTATATAATAAAAAGTAATAGAGCAAAGCAGTGGACTATTCAATGGTCTAACTGCGACCATAAATATCGCAGGTTAAGAGAAGATTATAATGGCAGGTGCGTTAAATGCCATAGAAAATACGACAAGAGTCAAGGTTTCAAAATATATTAGAGTTGCCACTCAAATTCCAAATCAAGTAGACGAAGCCAAAGAAACGATTACATTTATCGCCACGCCGAAAGAACGTGAGATTTTAGCGTTAGTTCTTAAAGACTATATCAAGGGAAGAACAATTTTGAATAAATCATACGCACAATTCAATGGGCGTAATTTGTTTGACTGCATAGACGATTGGACTAAACGCTGGAACGGATATATCCCCGAAGGCGACCCACTGTTAGATAAAACCCAAAGCAGAATGTTCTTGAACTTTACAAGGAATGTTCTTATCAGTTACCTCTCAAAGACAGCTTTGAAAGCTCCCGAGCCTAAGATTATAGCTATTAACAAAAAGACCGGCATTGAGGATAAGCAATTTGCTGATATTTTAAAAGATTTAAACAAGTATTCGCTTAACGAAGAAAACGGAGACGCAAGATTTTTAGAGTCAGCCATTGAGGCTTCGGTTAAAGGAACGGTTATTAAGTATGAAGGATACACCAGAACCGAGCAAACGGTTGATGTGCCTACAAAGTTTGACCCGACAACCGGAGAGATTAAATACAAAAGAGAAAAGCGAGTTACATTTGATAATTGTTTTCAAAAGATAGTTCCGGTAGAGGACTTCTATATCCCCAATCCTTACCAAATAGATGTTCAAAAGCAACCGTTTGTGGTGTGGAGAGAGATTACTTCTTATCAGGAAGCGAGTTTAGAGTATGGAGACTATCCTAACTGGGACAAAGTGCCTCAGACCGCTTACTTATTAAGCTCAGAACCTACAACATTTTATCGCAATACCCTACAAACAGAGTTAGGTAAAGACCAGTGTGAGGTTATTAAATACTACAACAGGTTTAAGAAAGGAACTTTGCACGCTGTTATTGTAAACAGAGTGGTAATTTATGCCGGCCCGATACCATTTAAAGACGGCAAGTATCCTTTTGCAGTGGGAGTGTTTGAAAGATTTGGTAATGACTTCTTCTGGGGAATGGGTTTCCCGCAAAAAATACAAGGCAATCAAGATTTACAGAATACATTTTTAAATATGATGGCAGATAAGACTTTCAACAGCTTATTGCCGTTTGCTTTGAGTTCAGACTTAGACGACTTCGTTGATGATGAGGTTTTAACCTTAGGAAAGATAAGAAAGGTTGGAGACATCAACAAGTGGCAGATACAAGAGTGGCCAGGAGTTACTGCCGGCGAGATGAATATGATGGAGTTGGTTATGGGATTAGGTGAAGACGATGCCAACAATGTAAGGTCAGCTCAAAAGGGAAGACCACAACCTCACGGCAAAGTAACAGCCAGACAAGCCTTACTTCAAAACCAAGAGATGCAGGCTAAGTTAGGCTTCTCAATGAGTTATATGGAGGACTTTGAGAGAGACCGAACTGCTTTAAGATTACCTCACATCTTACAATTCTACTCAATCCCTCGCATAGAAAAGATTACCGGAAAGAACGGACAAGAGGTTGAGAAGTTAATGTATCGTGAGATAAGATTGCCGGAAGCCACTTTATCAAACGGCAAGCAAGGACAAAAGATACTTCAACTTACAGGTAAAACAATAACCAATCCTGATAAGAGAAAACAAATAGGAGATGAACTTTCCCAAAAGGAAGCTATGGGATACTTGTCAGGAGTTCCAACCGAAGCTCTTAACATAGCAGTTGATACTTTTACAGATTATAACTACTCAATACAGATTGTAAAAAAGAGTTCATACGAGCAGACTTCAATTCTTGACCAAGCACAAAGACAGGACTTCGCAAATTGGAGATTATCGTTAGCACAGATAGCACCGATAGACGCACCGAAGTTAGTTGATTGGGTGTCTGAAAGCTACGAGGACTTTGACCCCGATGAGTTCAAGCCAAAACAACAGCCACAACAACAAGGACAACAGATGAACCAGCAAGCAGGACAGCAAGCACCAGGTTCAGCACAACAACCAAATATGCAAATGGGAGCTAAAAAATTAGGTAGTTTACAAACAGCGTTATGAAATACAATTACCCCGACACCAAAGTAGATATGATAACAGTTGATAAAAAGATTTTGGATGCGAAGTATTCAACTTCAACGACAGTCGCTAATAATAATTTAGAAGGTTCAGAACCAGTATGGCAAACAAAATTACCAAGCAACAAATAGACAAGCCATTTACCAGCCACGAAGCAACCCTTAAAGAGATGTATGTTTTAGATGGGTTTGTATCTTTAATGCAGAGCTTGATTGAGGCGACCAGACGCAGAATATCAGACGGGGCGGTAATGAATATGGAAGAGTTGAGGTTTATGCAGGGGGAGTTATCTGCCTACCAAAAGATTTCAATGAGAACAGAACGAGCATTTAAAACTATTAAAAATAAAGTAAAACCTTTGGAAACAGAAACAGAGGTAAAATTATAATGGCAACCAAACAAAAAGTAAAATCAACAACAGTGGACTTCGGACAATCACAAATGGATTATCCAGCTCCCAGTAAGCAGAATAATTACTTACAAGACTATGGTTTCAAAAATGGATACAAGCCAGTGTCCGCAGGGACAAAAGGTAAAATCCAAAAGGCGACAACCAAGTATAACAAATTAAGAAAAAAGATTTATAAATTACCATAATATGGCAAAACTAATTAAAAAGAAAGGCAAGCCAATGACTAAAAAGTCGGGTGCTAAAAAGGGCAGAGTTATGGGCGGTAAGCCAGTTAAGTTTCAAGCCAAGACTTTTGAGAAAGCCAAGCAAGAGTATTTAAACCAAGCAAAGATAAAGGAAATAAAGTATTATAATTAAAATAAAAAAAACAAATGACAGATGAAACACCAGTTGCTCCTGAAGCAACACCAGAAGTTCCAGCTGAGCCAGTAGCTCCAGTTGAAACTCCAGTAGAAGAACCTAAAGCAGAATAATAAAATTAACGGGTCTATCGGGCAATAAGTGCGTTGTTAGTCCTTCCACTTGTTGCCCCATAGACCGAAGGACTATGCCAAAAGGATTACAAGGTTTTCAAAAAGGAAATAAAATAGGGGTTGGTAAAACTATCCCTCAGTGGCACAGAGATTTGATAAGTTTAGCCCAAAAAGGAGTTTCCGAAAGTGAAACAACTCGTCAAAAGTGTAGAGAAAGACTATTGGGTAAAAAAGAAGAACAGAGTATTCGTTGGGCGGGAGATAGTGTTGGATATAGAGGTATACATCATTGGGTTAATAGGAAATTAGGTAAGCCCGATACCTGCGAACATTGTGGAAAATCGGGACTAAAAGGTCGTCAGATACATTGGGCGAATATAAGTGGAAATTATTTAAGAGACACAAATGATTGGATAAGGTTATGTATAAAATGTCACGGAATATTTGATACAAAACCGAAAACTAAATCATAAAATTATTACTTATAAAGAACGCCACGCAAAAGATAAATCATTAAAAGGAGAAAGAACTATGAAACAAGTAAAAAAAGATACAAAAAAAGTTAAAAAAGGAAAGAAAGGATTTGACCCAAAAAAGTTTGACAAAGCAAAGAAGTCCGTGTTCGGTATGAAATAATTATTCTTTGTGCCTATAAGTAGAGAGACGGCAACCTTAAAACTTGTAGGCACTATAGAGGAATTAATGGGATTCCAATTTAAAATTAAGCCATCTCAGTCGGAGTCTGAGTCAACAACTTCGTTAATAATATGGCAGATGATTTAGAAAGCATTTTCGGTAAACCTGAGGCTGACACTCAGAAGAAACCGTTAGAGGCTACGCCAGTAGAACCTCAATCAGAAAAAACAGCAGAAGACAAGGAACTTGAAAAGAAGGCTCAGCAATTAGAAAACCTTAATAAGGCAATCCAAGAAGCAGAATCTCAACTTAGAAAGAAACGTCAAAAACCTGCAAAGGAAGATGACGAAGAGGAATTACCTAAAATTGATGACAATGACCCGTCCTCAAAAGCGTGGAACAAAAGAATCAACGATAGAGTAGCTCCGGCACTTTCTGAACTTGAACAAGCTAAATCCGAAAGGAGACAGTTTGCTTTAAGAGAGTTTATGCAAGGCATTCCTTCGCTATCAACCAATCCCGACAAAGTTAAACAGCTTATGGACACCTATGAGAAAATCAAAACGTGTACCGAGCTTTCAACCGAAGGGATTATAATTGATTTACGAAGAGCTTATGCCGCTGACCATCATCAGGAAATCCTTGCTACTCAGGAATTAGATGACATAGACGAAGCGAAAGCTCAGTCTGCGGCTTCTTCTATCGGAGTATCACGAGGAGCTACAACCGCTTACGCAACTCGCCAGCAAAAACCTAAATATAATCTTTCAGATGATGACAAACTTCAGCTCGCAAAGTGGGGAATGACACCGGAAGAATGGATTAAAGAAAAGGACAAAGCTGGATAAACAGCGGTAAAATTAACGATTATGGCAATATACGGAGCACAATTATACCAGACATCGGGTAATCCTTCCAACATCAGGTACGATATACTTGGTAAAGATTCGGAAGTATTTACTGTCGGAGACCCACTGACAATCTCTTCAGGAGTATTGAAGGTAGTTTCAGTAGCAACAGACCCCATTGTTGGTATTGCGGCAAAAACAGTTACAATGCCTGCAACAAACGACACGGTTTATGTTCCATACATTCCAGTTGACGATACGCAAGTATGGTTGATGGGATGTATAGCAGACGCAACAGACAACGAAACTAATGGTGGAATATATTATAAACTTTGCACATCAGCAACAGCGACATATACAGCACCAACAGGCGTTGTGGTTGTAGATATAACAGCAGGAGCACAAACTACAACAGGAATTCAAGTGATGGTATTAAAGGTTGACCCAAGAGGCATTGGGGGTTCAGGAGCAAATTCTGGACTTAGAGAGGTATTAGTTAAGTTTATGCGAACACCAATAGTTGGTGGCGTAGCAACAAACTAATCAGCTAATTATTAATTAAACATAAATAACTATGGCAGACCTACAAAGACTGTTTGAACTCGCAGACCCACGAGTGCGTGGTATCTGGGACGAAAAACAGACACAGCTCTCTTCAAGGTTAGAATATGCCCAGTTAGGATTAGCTGACCATACTGCAGAGATTTTAAATTCACAATTTGAAAACTTTACAGGACTTGGAATAGCTAATGCTACGGGTGAAAAAGAACCTTACAACAGAGAGGACATAAACGCTGGAGTAAATACCACAATTACACCAGTTAAGTTCACAAAAGCAATTGAAATTACTGAGGAAATGCTCAGATTCAATTTGTGGCCTAAAATTAACAACCTCGTAGGAGGTGTAGCAAATGCTTTGAACGCCAGAATAAACACTGACGCAGCAAAGATTTTCTACTTGGGTTTCGGAACGACATTCGCTTCATTAGGAAATGGCGATGCACTATTCGCAACTCATACACTCGGAGACGGAACTACACAAGCCAACAATGGCACAGCTTCATTGTCTTATGACAACTTGAAGTTAGCTTGTCAGGCTATGGATAGATTCCGAGACGATAAAGGCATTCAATTACTGCCTTGTTCTAAATTGAGACTTATAGTCGCAAGAGAGAACAAAGAAAGAGCCGAAGAAGTTCTTCGTTCAATCGGTAACCCAGACTCAGCTAACAGAGTAAACAATGTATTCAACAATGGCAAAGGCTATATTGACTATGTTGTTGCCAACTGGATTCCATACACAACCTACAACAAATACTGGTTTGTGATTGATATGGAAAGAGCCGCTATGATGGCTAAGATGGTTTGGGGTTGGAGACCAAAATTTGATGACGACAAAGTTATCAACAATGGTACAAAAGTGTACACCGGAAGCGTAATGTTCAGACCTGGATTCCAGGCTTGGCAATTTTGCTACGGCAATGCGGCGACCACCTAAGTATATGGTGACGCAACGATAACTTAAAGGTCAAAGGTTCAGGGGGCTAATCCTTCTCAAAAGCCCCCCACGAAACTAATTAGACTAATATGGCAATAGGAACAAATTTTTCGGACAATAATGTTTCAAAGAATGGAGGCACAGTTGACCATTATCTAACTAATAATTTAGATAACTGGATACTTATCAGAGGCACAGCCGCTTTAATCTCAGCAGAGACAGGAGCAGGTTATGCAATAGGTTGTATAGCTATGGCTAGTGACACAGGTGCTGCATACTACAACAGTGGTAATGCAACAACAGCATCTTGGACAGCCTTCAATTCTGCGGCATTTACTGTCCCAACATCGGTTACAGATACAGCTACAACTACAGGAAATTCTTTTAGGGTTCTGACAACAGCAGGCACATTTACCACTGGCGGAGCTGCTATTAAAGCAGATTTAGCCGCAGGAACAGCTGGTAATGGCTTGGTTGCGATTACTTCCGGAGACTATGCTGGAACAGGATTGCTCTTAATAAATGGAGCTTCCTCAACAGCAGGAGTTTTGGCTGCGATTACAGCAACAGCTTTAACGAGTGGAAAAGGTTTGGTAGTAACAGCAGGCTCAGCTTTAACAACGGGTGGTTCGCTATTAAAAGCAGACTTGGGGTCAAGTATCGCAGGTCAAGGCTTAACAGTAGTAACATCTGGTGCATACACAGGAACTGGATTGGCAACAATCACAGCTGGTGCAATGACAACAGGTATTGGAATTTCAGTAATATCAACAACTGGATTAACTTCTGGTTCGTTGATAAGGGCAACCTCTTCAACGGCTGGTCTTTTAGCTACTAATGGAGCAATTTCATTTGTAGCAACAGGAAACTTTACTACAACCACGGTTGGATTCGTAGATATTTCATCTACAACTTCAACAGCAGGGATCGTAGCAAGGATTCTTGGAACAGGACTGACAACAGGAGTAGCGTTGAAAGTTCAGGCAGTAGCAGCCACGCTGACAACTGGAAGATACATTTCAGTATCAGATGGCACAACAGAAGTCTTTGGAGTCGGTCTTAACGGACATTTGATTTCAACACAGACAACTGCACCTACTATCGGAACTAACTCAACTGGTATTTCAGCTTGTGCAATTACTGCAGGTTCAACAGATACTTGCGGAACAATTACCACAACCGGAACACCGCAGTCAGGAACAGTTTTGACTATTACTTTTAATGGAACTTACACAACAGCTCCAAAATTCGTAACAGTTGAAGCGGCAAATGCAGCTGCAGGGGGAATAAATACTCCACCTATAGTAACACAGACAGCAACAACATTCGTATTAACGTGGCCAGCAGGCGGAGTTTACGCTGCGACACCATCGTTTACATACTTCGTAGTAGCTTAGGCTACTTACTCTTCTGGTACTTGTGATGCCAGCAGAGATGAGTAGCTTAAAAAAAATATAATTAAATAAAAATAAAATGGCAAACATAGATTTATCAAAGTTAAATATTCAAGAATTAAAAGCAATGGCTTACGACCAGCTTTTAATAAGCGAAACAGCGGTTAATAATTTAAAAATGATTAACCAAGAAATTGCAAGACAACAGCAACCAGCTCCAGTCCAGCCACAGGTTGAAACTCCAGCAGTGGAGGAAGCAACAATAACAGAAGCAAAATAATATGAGTATCCAATTTTCAGACAATGTAACAATGTTAGATGCCATTACGGCAACTAAGACATCAGAATCATTTGATGTAAGCAAAAGGCAATTAGTATCAATTCAATTTATTTGTAATTTATATGCTTCAGGAAGTGGCACTTTTACAATAGATGCTTCTAATGACGGAACACACTGGGTTACTGGGATAGCATTTTTAGATTCAAAGCAAACCACAACAGGAACTTCAGTTGTATCAAAAGTAATAACTTCTACATCTTCAGAATTAGCAATAGTAAATCCGTCTTATAAACTTTTAAGGGTGGTTGCTACTATCGTAGGTACAGATTCTTACTCAGTTATCTTAGAAAGCAAAGGTTAAAATTAAACTTATAAACTTATGATGAACTTAACAAAAGAACAGTTAATGGAAATGCCTCTTAATAAGTTAAAGTTGATTGACATTTCAAGTAAAGAAGAAGAGGCATTGGTTCAAGCCGTTATCAATCTAAAAACCATTGATATTCCACCACAGACTACCGTTTATAATTTAGATGTGCCGGATATAAAAACATCCGAAGAAGAAGCTAAATGGCAAAAGATTATGGACGACAGACGAGCAGGTTTGAAACCTCAGGTTGAAGTTAAATCAGATGCGAGTGGAATTGAGATTAAAGTTGAACAGGCGGAAGTTAAGACAGTAGTGGCGAACAAGTGCGACAAATGTGATTTCGTTGGAAAAAATGCCAACGGATTAAGATTACATAGTAAAAAACATATTATTAAACCTTTGGTTGAAAATAAATAATTAACTAAATACTTTTTTGGCAGTAACTTTATCTAAGACATACTTTTTTACCCTTGATTTAGGGCTAAAAGTCCACAATCTTAATGCGACAGATACATTAAAATTAGCGTTCACAAACACAGCACCAACAACTGCGACACATCTTTACGCAGATATTGCTTCACCGCTTGCGTTGACTAATATGGCAACCTCGCCAGCATTGACTTCGGTAACCTATACTCAATCAACAGGAACAGCCACACTCGGTGCGGCAACTTGGACAGGAACTTCACAGACAGGAGATTTCGGGCCGTTTGAGTACATTGTAGTTTATAATGATAGTGCCGCTTCAAAAAATGTTATTGGCTGGTATGATTATGGTTCAGCACTGACTTTGAACGGAGCAAATGGAGACCAATTAACAATAACTTTTCCTTCGGGAATTTTAACTGATGCATAAATGTCATTATTAACCAACTTAATTTCATACTGGAAGCTTGACGGAAACAGCAATGATGCTGTTGGTTCTAATAATGGAAGCGATACTGCGATAACATACAATGCAGGCAATGGAAAGATAGTACAAGGTGCAGGATTTAATGGGACAACGAGTAAGATAGTAGGAGCAAACAATACGAATGTACCATTGAATGCAACTATTCAATGTTGGATAAAAACTTCTACTATCCAGGTTGGGTTAACTTTTGTAGGAGGATATATTCTAGCTGCAGGTGGAGGAGAGTTTGATTTTGTAGAGGATAATAGTGGATATTTTAATGTTAGGGCTTGGGATACAGATGGAGTTGCAGCTATTTCTGTCAGTTCTGGTAGTTTGGCAGATGGAAATTGGCACCATTTAGTCGGAGTATTGAGTACTCCAGGTGGAGCAGGAACAACAAGTACTGTTACCCTTTATGTTGATGGACAGGCACAAACAGCAGATACAGATACTTTCACTGGGAACTTTAATACAATGCCATTCAAGATAGCAATACAGCAGCACTTTGCTTATTATTTTACTGGTGCGTTAGACGAGGTTGGTTATTGGTCAAGAGCTTTAACAAGTGGAGAGGTAACGAGTTTATGGAATGGAGGAGCGGGATTGGCTTATCCCTTGACAACAAATGTAGTTTATACAATGGTAACTGCCCCAGCAACTTTTACTTTAACAGGTATGGCTTCGGGATTTAAAACAGTTAGAAAAATGATTACCGCCCCAGCAACTTTTATACTTACAGGAATGTCAGTTTTTATATCTAAAAGTGGAATAATAAAACCAATTATAGAATTGGTAAATATCATAAAACCTAAATTAAATAGTTCAATAAATAAAATAAAGATAACGATAGTAAATAGTTTAAAACCTAAACTTCACTAATTATGTCAGGAGTAAAAGGAAAAACAGGAGTTTATCAACATAAACCAAATACAAAAGACCACAATATAAAAATAGGGTTGTCTTTACTCGGAATAAAAAGAAGCGAAGAATCTAAATTAAATTATTCTAAAAGTAAATTAGGTGATAAAAATCCTGCATACGGAAAAAAAGCTTGGAACAGTGGCAAAGAGTTTTTACAAATTAAAGGAGATAAAAATTATAATTGGAAAGGTGGAATAAGTAAACTTAAAATTTATAAACATTATAAAAACTTTGAATATATAAATTGGAGAAAACAAGTATTTGAAAGAGATGGCTGGACTTGTCAGAAATGTGGAAATAAGGGTGTAATGTTACATCCACATCATATTAAAGGATACACCGAATATCCCGAAGCGAGATATGTTGTTGATAACGGAATAACACTTTGCGTTCCGTGTCATCATCAGACTCACTGGGGACACTAAAATTTCAACTTCTCAAAAAGTGAATATATCTAACGAAACACTTCTCCAAAGTCCTATACAGACATTTCTATCAACGGATATGGCTTCGGCTTCGGGAACTTTAACTGTTAAAAACATAACAGGTTTTGCAATAAATCAGGTTCTGATTATAGGAGAATTAGGAAACGAAGGAACAGAGTTAATTAAAACTCACGCCGCAACAGCACCAACAGGTTCAACAATTACTCTTGCTTCAAATACGGTATTTCCTCACAGTTCAGGAACGCCAGTTTATGTTATAGATTACGACAATGTAGAAGTTTCAACTGCTACGACTTTAACAGGTTCAAAAACGGTTCTTGCAACCATTCCAGTTCAAGTCGGAAGTGATTATACAACTTATGACGACACGGCGGGGTCAGTAGGATATTATTTTGCAAGATTTAAAAATATAATAACCTCTGTATTTTCAGCATACTCAGACGGCATACCAGTAGGTGGATATGGTATTTTAACTGCAAGATATATCATAAACAACGCTTTGGGAATGATTAACAAGGACACTTCGGAACTTTTAACAGACCAGTTTTGCTTTAACGAGATAAACAATTGCCAAATGGAAGTTTTAAGGGAGTATAAGAGGTGGAGTTTTATGCAGGTGTTTGATTATTCTTTGGGACAGATAACTACGGGACAATGGAAAGTAGCCGTTCCGACTAATTTAGACGACCAATTTACTAATAAGTCAATTTATAATTTTAGAATAGGCACGCAAACCAATTTACAATGGGTTGATAAGCAAAAATGGAATGAAATTGTAGCTGGAGTAGCACATACAACTCTTGCAAGTAATATAAATGTGTCAGATGCAACGATTACTTTAACAGATGCTTCGGATTTTGACCAAAATGGCGGTTCAATTTATATTGGTGCTAACATTTATCAATATACTTCTATAACTTCTAATGTGGTAACGCTTACAGCGGTTTCAACTACTACTGATACTGCCGGAGAGGACGCTTTTCAGGGTGCTTCGTTCGGTTATCCTCAATACTGGACTACTTTTGGCGGATATTTATACTTTTATCCGGTGTTGGCAACGGCATTTAATATGCAGGAGGGCAATTTGGACTACTACCAAAAGCCGATTACAATAACTAATGACTCAGACACCATAGTTTTACCAGACCCGAATGTGGTTATATTTTATTTAGCGTGGAAAATGCTTTTAAGAATTAATAATGGAGTAGATGACGCAACAACTAATCCAATGTACCAGAGTTATTCGGCAAGAAAAAATACTTTAATGAGAAAAGAAATGGCTGGAAATAATTTTAGAATGAAGCCATTAAAAAACGAAATAAAAGAAACAAACAATATAGATTCAAGGTCAACAAGATTAGGAAACTTTAATATTTTTAACTAATGCCAACAAAAGTTCAACAACCTTTAATTTTGCGGGACTTTTCAAGAGGTAGAATTATCAGCGATGCTGTGGCGGAGAGTTTAGTTCCGGTTAATTCGGTTGACCAGTCAACTAATTTTAATTTTGACACAAAAATAGGAAGTGCAGTAGTCAGACCAGGTTCTTTAATAATTGGAACTTCACCGACAGCTTATACCGCCTTAGGGTTATCAGAGTTTGTCAGAAAACAAAGCACAGCAGTTAATAAACTGGTAGCCGCTTTTGCAGGAGCAACTAACGGGGCAATTTATCCTTATAACGGGACAGTTTGGGGTTCTGCGGCTTTAACTTTAACCGGAAATCCAAAGGTAAGATTTTCAACACTTAACGGAAGTATATTTATGGCAGACGGAGTTGATGTAATGCACGACTCAGCAGACGCTGTAACTTGGGGAACAACAAACTCAATGGCAACTTTAACTCCATCGCTTATTTTTAGAAGTAAACAGCATATGTTAGCCGCCGGAGAACCCACAAGACCCGACAGAGTATATTTTAGTTCATTGGTTAATCCGGCAAGCTCACCTTTTATTACTTGGTACACATCAGACACAGCACCTACCACCGGTACAGCAGGCTGGATTGATATTAACCCAGATGACAATTCTACAATTACAGGTTTTGCTGAAACTTCAAACACTACATTGGTTTTTAAAACAAACGGAATGTATCGCTTAGATGTTATTAACCAAAATGTTGATTCGCAGAACATTTGGAACATTGGAGCAGTTTCACAAGAGGCGATAGTAAATTGTCAGGGAATAGTTTATTTCTTTTCAGGATACAATATCTGCCAAACCGCAGGCGATATACCACAGGAGATTTCAAGGCTGGGAGTATCGGACTACTTATCAGCCATACCACAAGCAAATTGGAGCAAGGTAGCCGCTGGAACTGATGGACTTAATGTATATTTTTCAATAGGTAACATAACTTTAAATACAAATGAGGACAATCAAAAAACTTATACAAATGTAGTCTTAAAGTTTTCACCGAGAGACCAAGCGTGGAGTGTCAGTACCTATCCCGAACAGCCCTTATTCTTTTGTCAATATACTCCAACAAATACGGTAAGAAGGTTAATTGGTGCTTGCAGTTCGGGTAATACAAATACCTATAATGTAAATTTTGACGATAATGGAAAACCGATTTATTATGAAATTATCTTACAAGATATTGAATTTGAAAATCGTTCTCACGTAAATAAGATAAGCAACAAAATAGCAGTATATGGTCAAGGTTTAAACGATGCTTCTTTACAGGTGCAATCAAATGATGATGGCAGAAATTATAAAGATATACCAATTGACTTAAGCAAAAGAGTAAATATTGGAAATGTTATTGATTTAGAGGGGTACTTTTTTGCATTTCGTATTTTTGGAAATAGCACTGGAACTTCGCCGATATTTGAGGGAATTCAAATTGAAGATATAACCGATATGGGAATGAATAAAAGCTAAAAATGTTATAATAAAAGTATAATTAACTTACCACCCTTGTCCTACACCTTTCTGGTAAGTTGGGTGCAGGACTAGGGTAAAAATATATGCCAGAAAGAAATATCAGAGGTCAGTTTGTAAAAGGTCATTCTAATCTTAATCCAGAAGGAACGGGAAACTTTCAAAAAGGTTTTCACTCTAAAACTGAGTTTAAAAATGGAAATACGATTAATAAAAAAGGATATAAGTGTGCATCTTGGAAAGGAGAAATAGCAGGATATGGTGCTAAACACAAATGGATTAGAGATAATTATGGAAATCCTCCTTATTGTGAAGATTGTGGAAAATTAGGAAAAGTTTTAAAAGGTCATTGGAACATAGATTGGAGCAACTGCGACCACAAATATCGCAGAGTTAGAAAAGATTATAATGGCAGATGTAAAAAATGTCATATAAAATATGATAAATTAGTAAATAATTATGGCAAGCGAACCCGTACCATTCGGACAAATTTATAATAATGTTGGTATTGCAACTAACTTTATACAGTTAGGTTCTTATAGTATTCCTTCACTTGCAACAGTTTATAACTCCGTCTCAGACCCAACAGCAACACAATCTTTAACAGCAGGATATATTACTGGAGATATTAGTTCGGCAAACTTTCAAACAGGAGTTGCAGGGTGGAAGTTATCTTATTTAGGAGATTTTGAAGGAAATACTGGGACTTTTAGGGGTGCTTTAACGGGAAATACTATTACAGGTGCTACTTTTCAAACAGCACTTTCTGGAACAAGGATAAGGATACTTTCTGCAAGTGGAACTACTCCTACTCAATCTGCCAACTCAATAGCATTTATTGATGCAAGCAATAATGTAGTAGGGTTCATTGGAACTGGATACGGAAGTTTAAATTCTAATTTTTTAATATCCCCGACTACCGATGTATCCGCTGGATATTTTTATGACGCTTCTGGCGTTGCTTTAACCAGCAATTTAGTAAATGTGTATATGTCAGAGCCGACTTCCAGCGGTATTGCCTTATTGTTACAACAAAATGGAACTGGAACTGGATTGCAAGTTTTCTCAGTAGGAACAGGAGTTGGATTATTATTACAAGACAATACACAAAGTTCTTCAGCTGATTTAATGTATATTAATAGCGGCAGTGCATATACAACAGCACAACATATTTTAAAAAGTAATTATGGATATGGATTTTATTTGAACAGTAGTTTTGCAAGTAATAATTATCAAGCAGCATATATTGTTAATGCGGGTTCTTCTGTCGGGCTTTATGTTCAACAAACTAATGCTTCTAATGCTGGAATTGGATTGTATGTTGGTCAAGCACATAGTCAAACTTCAGCGGTATCTTTTCAAGGAACTGTATCATCAACTCATTTTTATAAAATTGCTACCCTTCAAACTACTACAATTTGGTGTTCTGATGGCACAACTCCTAATGGGAATCTTGGTGGAAATATAGGTGATTGGTGTATGAACGGAGATAGTGGAAAACCTTATTGGAATAACAATGGTTCAACGGGGTGGACAGCATTTTAAATAATAAAAAACAATATGTCAACAACTTATAAAATAGCAAGTGGCGACAATCTTACTAAAATAGCAAAAGCAAACAATACTACTGTTGCGGCTTTAATGGCGGCTAATCCTCAAATTACCAATGCCAATGTTATCCAAGCTGGTGCAACATTAAATATCCCTTCAAATTCACAGCAAGGTGGTTCTTATACTTATCAAAATAAATCCTATGCCATAGGAACTGGCCCGTATCCATCAGGACAAGTTCCAGCGACTTCAACTCCTCAAACGATTTATAATACTCCTTCAATGGCAACACAGCCATACCAGACACCTCAAACATCAACTGGTAGTGGTTCTAACGCAGGTGGGGCTTCTGGGACGGGTAGTGGAGGAACAGGCACAGGAGGAGGTAGTGGTTCTGGTGGAGGTAATAGTGGAAGTTCGGGTTCGGGAGGGGGAGCTGGGAGTGGCACTGGGACAGGTTCTGGGGCAGGAAGCTCAGGAACAGGCAGTTCTACCACCACAACACCAGTTTTAGACCAAGCAACAAGAGACACATTGCACTTTTTAGGATTTACAGACGCACAGATTGCAGGTATGTCAGCAGGCGACCAAGCTAACTGGGCTATGACTGGAACTTATCTAAAAAAGCAGAGTGATTTAGCCGCAACTACAGCGTCAATTAACGCACAAACCTTTAACGATGCTTATACAAAAGCCGTCAATGACCCGAATATTGCCGCTAAGTATGCAGATTTAGCCACTACAACAGCAGGAGATTTTGCAAATAACCTATCTCAAATATCTTTAAATGCTCAACTTACATCTCAACAACAGCAAGCACAAATGCAACAAGCACAAGCTAATCAAGAGAAGCAGTTTGGCGGAGCTGGGACTGCTTACTCGTCTTTCAGACAGGGTGCTCAACAACAATTAAATACTTCAAATCAAGGTGTAATACAAAGCACCGCTTCTCAAATACAACAACAATTAAGAACAGCAGGTGCAGGTGCAGAGCAACTCTATGGAAGTTCATATTCTCCATTACAAAATGCAGGAGTACAATATATAAACCCCTTGACTGGCTCTCCAATGAACATAAATTACCAGCCCTACGGAGGACTTGTAGGCACAGCCGCACAAAGTAAAGAAGCAGATATTCTTAATCGTCAACAGCAGATTTATCAGGCAACAGTTCCGCCTGCTGCTCCGACAAAACAATACTAATATGGTAGACCAAACAACAGACCCACAACAAGTTATTAAAGACAAGATTGCTACTCTCCAGCAACAAATACAGAATGCTCAACAAGCCGGTTACACTGCCGGAGACAACAGGCAAATACCTGCCAATGTTTTGAATGCACCAACACAAACTACGCAACCTGCGACCTCAACCTTTGGTGCTTCGGCTGGAAACACTCAAGGTTTTCAGTTTGGCAATGTTTTGCAGACGGCTATTGATAGAATGAATACAATCCAACCCCTTACACAAGCAAGACAACTTTTAATGAAGAATATTTATGATAGTCCTCTTTCAGCACAAGACATTGCTTCGTTGCCACCCGAATATCAAAAGATGGTTCAAACTGGAGATAAACAAGAAATGGAGTTCGGCTTAAGAATGTTAAACGACCAGATAAGCAATAGAACAGGAACACTTGACCAAAGTATAAATTATTTAACTACACAGTATACTGCAAGCCAAAAAGCATTAACTGATTCTAAAGATGCTTTAATAACTCACATAACAGATATTCAAAAGCAATGGGAGGCACAAGGATATGACCCAACTACATCTTTGCAAAAAGCACAACAATCTTTATCACTTTTATATTCTAAAGACCAATTAGCACAATTAGGTATGAACTTTCCCGATATTGCAAACATTACCGGATTACAATCAAGCGTAACTGGAAACTCCTCAACAGGTTATAATTTTACTGGGACATATTCTGCATCAGATATTGCAAACGCAATTAAACAAGCTGAAAGCGGCGGTGCTTCGGGTGCTCAAGGTGCTTCAGGAGAGACAGGGGCATTCCAATTTATGCCTGAAACTTGGAATAATTATAGTCAAGAGTATTCTCAGGCTAATGGATTAACTGGTGCATTACCAAATACTCCTGAAAATCAACAAAAAGTAGCTGAATGGAAAATACAGCAATGGTTAAATCAAGGAATGCAACCTGACCAGATAGCTTCAATGTGGAATCACGGAGACCCGAATTATAAAGGTGTTGTAGGCACAAACACGCAAACTGGGGTGGCTTATGATACGCCTTCTTATGTAAATAAAGTAATGCAACAATTGGGGGCAACACAGACGCAACAGCCAACATCTCAACCTACAGCACAATATGACGATTTATTAGTCGGTAAAACCCAAGCACAACAAGATTATTTCAATAATTTAAGTCCAGACGAACAATCACTTTTAAAACAGATTATTCAAGGAACAGCGTTAATATCAGATGTGGCAGCAGGAATGGGAGGTGCGGCAACAAGAAAGAGATTATTAGCTGAAGCACAACAAATTGACCCAACTTTCAGTGAAAATGTCAATAAGAGAAGATATGAGTTTCAAAAGTCTTGGTATAATCCGACAGCTAAACCATTCTTAACAAGGACATCTATTAATACTGCTATGGGACACGCAGCTCAAGCATATACTGATTTTCAAGCGATTGATAATGGAACAATCCAAAAATACAACTCTTTAAAGAATATGTTTAGTAAGGAGACTGGCAACCAGAATGTTATAAATTTTCAATATGATGTAACCCAATTAGCTTCTGAAATTGCAGCCGCTTACAAAGGTGGTGCTCCAACAGACCAAGAAACACAAAAAGAATTTGATGTATTAACTGCGAATATGTCTCCGGCACAAGGTAAAGGTGTATTTGATAGAGCCGCTAAACTTATGTCTTCAAAAGTTACTTCTATGGCGGAAGAATATAAGGGTGCAATGGGTAAATATCCCGATGACCCGATAGTTCAGGACTTTGCTTTACAAGAATTACAGACAGCAGGAGTTGATATAACACCAATAACCAATGTGCTTAAAGGGCAAGGTTATGATGTATCACAGTATGAAACTGGCGGACAAAAGTTTAGCATAAAAGCACCAGACGGAAATACTTATAATTTTAAAGACCAGTCTTCTTTGGATAAGTTTAAAAAAGAAGTTGGAATACAATAATATGGTAGATTATTCAGCAGCAGCAAAAAAATATGGAGCAACAATAGATTATGGTTCGGCCGCACAAAAATATGGGGGTAGCGTTGCTACACAACCCATAGCACAGACGGACACTCAACCACAAGAAAAGTTCGGCGGCCCAGCTTGGTTGGGTTCAAAACAGATGTCGGCTCAAGAATTTACTTCTCAGCCAGCAGTTAAACAATATGCACAAGCATTTGCTACAACACTGCCTAAGAGTTTATATCAAACATTTATTCAAGCTCCATTAAAAGGTATTGCAAGCACGGTAGAAGCAGGAGCAACTCTTTTAACAGGTGGAAAATATACACCAAATTTAGGAGGCGTTGTTTCAGATTCTAAAAAAGCATTAGCCGGTGGTGCTCAACCGTTTGGTATGAAGGCATTTGTAGAACCGGCAGTTGAAGGAGTATTTGATGTCTATATGGCAGGAGAAGCCGCTAAAACGGTTCAAGGATTAGCTTCTGCTTATAAGGCGGCAAGATTGCCTGCAAAAGCGTTAGACCAAACAATGTCTTCTATATCAGGTGCTTCAAAAACAGAAGCAGGTGCGAGAACACTTATAGGCTCTAAACTTACAGGAGTAAAACCAGTACCAACTAAATATGAAACAGATGTGGCAAAAACCGCAGAATCATTTATTGATAATAACATTGTTAAGACTGAAAATAATTTAAAACAAGGAATTAAAGATTTATCAGTAAAAGAGATACTTCCTGGACTTGAATCAAGTTCAACCAATATATCAAAGGGAGTAAAAACCGGACTAATAAAAGACCTTACAGATATTAACCCGATAGATATAACAAAAGCAGACCCAGCTAAGGGTTCAGCGTTTAATTTATTTAAACAAAGAGTAGTTAGTGCGGTAAGTAACGCTACAACCGATAAAGAGTTATTTACTATTAGACAAACATTAAATGATGTTGCAGACACACAAAGTGGGGGCAAGATGTGGGATGAAACTGGAAAAATGAACCCAGTTCAAGAATACTGGAGACAAGCCTACAGACAGATAGGAGATTTATTAAAAGAAAGAAATCCTCAATTAGCAGACCAATTATCAACTCAATCAAAATTGTTTGATGCTTTAGAAGGAGTATCAGAAAAGACAGGAAAACTTATAGGGAAAGCCAGCCAGATTGGTAAAATGACTAAAAATATAGGAAAAGCAGCCGCAGTTGGTGCTGCCGGTGCAGTTGGAGCTGGAGGAGTTTATGAAGCAGGTAAAAACATATTTAAATAAATTTAAATTCAAAAAATACCGCAACTATCCCACCAACTACCATTAGTAAAAGTAATCCTAACATACCGTAATTATAGCACAAAGTCATTGACAATTCAATAAAGAGGGCATACAATTAAGATGCCTGTTAAGCAAACCATTACTATTCGTGCCCAGACGCTTAACAGGTTGTCTGGGCGTTTCGTTTTAATTTTATGCCAATAATAAAAAGAAATGAATTAGGAAGGATAATAGGACAAGAAAAAATAAAAATTATTTGTCCGTTTTGTAAAAAAGAATTTTATGATTATGCTTCAAACAAAAGAAGGTTTTGCTCTAATAAATGTTATGGATTGAGTAAAAGAGGAAAGCCGAGTGGGGTGTTGGGAATGAGATGGAAGTTATCTCCAGAAATAATTGAAAAAATGAAAGGTAGAAATTTAGGTGATAAG